AATTAAATAATTTATATATTATTTTTTCTTAGGTTGTACTCCATGTATTAACAATGCAAAAGGATCAGGTTTAAAACAACTTGAATCATCTTTATCTATTAAATAAGGTTTATTTCTATGCTCAATTCCTTTTGTTATTGCTTCTTCTTTTGAATTAACTACAATTGCATACCTTTTAAAAAATCCCATATGTATAAGCCTGTCATGTAAACCCCCCATACTTGCAGTTAAGTAGAAATTACTTGGTAAAGTTTTATTAGTTCCGAATAAATTTAAAGATTTAGAATAACAATAAAATTTTAAATCTTGGTTTAATTCACATACTCTTAACCAACTATTTAAATAACAACTATTAAAAAAATCACCACTAGAATGTATTCTTATTTTAGTTATATTTTTTGTTCTTATTTTTTGAATACTTTTATTAATTAATTCACTGCATTTATATATACCCATATCTTGTTTTAATTCATTCAATAATAAATCTAAGTTATATTTTCTTTTTAAATATACATTAGTGAATAAAGCCTCTTGACTAGCTGCGTAACATCTAAAAACAGTATGTTGACCATCTTTTATTGTTCTTTTGCCCTTACTGTCAACATTAACCCATGAGTGACAATCTTTTGCGCCATTATTGCAAGTCTTGCCCGCTGGTATGTCAAAAATAATTGTTTTTTTGTCTAACTTAGCGTTACCAATAGATAACTTTAATAAATCATTCATTATTTAAATTTTTATAGGAAGGAAGAAAACATATATAAATGTTTTCATTAAGGGAACTTTTTACAGATCCCTTAAGGAAACATTTAATTAATTTTTTTATGTGTAGTAAGTATTAAAATCTTTTAATTCAGTTATTAAACCATCAAAGTCTTCGCTAGGTGGCAGAATTGACAAAAGAGCATTCACTCTTAATGCCCCGTATTCACTTTTTAAATAGTTTATATATTCGCTTCTACTGTTAAATCCATCCTCTAAGTATCTAGCTAGTGGAATAGTTCGCTCTTTATCTAAGTAATTCATTTTATTAATTTTCGTGTGGGTACATAATGCAAGTATTATTGCAGTCACTAATATTGTGAGGTTTACATTGTTCAGCAGTTAAACCAAAACCATAAGTCTTAATCCATATCTCTTTACCATTGCTTAACCTATAAGCTGCTAAAATATCCCCACCATTGCATTGTTTGATTGTTTCATTGTTATATTTTACTGAGTCTTCTAAAATGTGTCCCCAATCACCAAAAAAATATTTGTTTTGTAAAGCACCAAATACTTCAATTTGGTATTGTGGTTCCCTCTCCATAAGTGCATTCAATTCAGCGGATACTGTAATTAATCCAAAATTAGATTGATTAATTTTTGTTTTGGTTTTTTGCATTGTAAATAAAAAATAGTTTACTATTTAATATTAACTTATTATGTCACTAACTGACATTAAATTACATTCAATTTAACATTCAATTTTGCATTCAAAAAATCCATTCAATTTTGCATTCAGTTTATAAGTTTATTATTTTTTTTATTAAATAATTTTTTTTTTTTTTTTTTTTTGAAAAAAATTTTTGAAAAAAATACCCAAGTTTTTAAGCTTGGGTAAAATTACTTATTTGATGCCTATTGACATTAGAGCTAATGTGTCTTGAATTCGTTCTGGTATCTCCTTAGGAAAAATGTCTGCTAAGTATGGTGCAAAATGTCTGCGCCAAAATTTTTTAGTCTTACGTTTATTAGAAAAATGTAAGTTAAAGAATTGAGTAGGTGTTCCACCCCTTAACATCATCCTGTCAGAGTATAAAACATACATTAACTGTATTAATTGAAATCTAGTGATTTCTTTAACTTCTTTAGTATCTATATGCTCTATAGATACTATTTGATTTTTTGGTTCGATGGTTGATGTCATCCGTATAACTCCTTTTGTAGTTGTTTTTTTTCTTTAATTAAATCAGCTATTAACTTTTTTAATTTGTTATTCTCTATTTTTAAATCGGTACATTCTTCTGTTTTTTGAAGAATTAATTGATCATAAGAATAAGTTGGGTTATGAAATCCCATGGTTTAAAATTCCTGGATTAATTTGTTTTGTGTTTTGATAGCTTCACATGCTCTCGAATATTCTCCGAAAGTCTCGCAGTGTATTCTGGTTGACTTTTGGAATGATGAATTTAAACCCCATATAAATATCAATAAAGTTGAAATATACAAGGTTAAAATCTTAAAAATGTTCATTTGTTTTGGAAGGAATAAAGGAAGGAAGGAGTAAATTAATACTCCGCTATATCAGATAAACCATAAGGAATTTTATAAGTTTCCCTAGTTACTCTATCTTTAAAAAATAAAGTATTAGGATTCTCCTTATCTTGGTAATTAGTAGCATATAGAAACATCCACATCGTTATATTGACGGGATTCTCTATCGTAGCCCCTAGCTTATCAAGTGCTATCTTAAACGCCAGTTTATGGTTCTCTGTTAGATCCAAATTGAGATTGTCTGTAAAATCCATAGGAAGGAATGATTAAGTTTTCTAGTTTCTGTTTTTTCCTTTTGCGTTTACCTGATAGACAAATTTAAAAACTTGGTTACCTGATAGACAATTAGAAAAAAGCATTGACGTTAAAAGTGGGTACAGTGCATACCCATTATTAACTATATCTAGTATGGCAGATTCTGATAGCAAAGTAAAGTACATGTGATACAAAGTGCTATCACATAAGCATGGGGGTATTGTAGCAAATGTTACATTGCTATTTTGAAGGCGGGCAACTTAAATATATTTCCGTTAATTTTTTGGTTCAACCTTTATGGACAACTCTGGAGCTTGAATATTGACTGTTTCAACGGATTCACCTATTACTTTACCTAGAGAGTCAAGGATTTGTGCTGCTGTTTGTAATTGACCTTTAGATACTGCTTGGTTAAATAGACGTACTCTCATGGCTTGTAGACGTGGAAGCATAGATTCTCTATCTTTATCCCAATCTTCGTTGTTCCAAACTTTAACACGACCCCAATCTTCCCATGCTGTTGTTATAGAGATTTGTTCTATTTTTGAATGTTCTATTACTAATTGGCGAGTTGTTAGCCCTTTAAGTTGGCGAGAGTAGAGACGTTGTGCTCTTTCTTGTACTTTTTCTGCTGTGGAACGAGCTACAAAGCGAGGAGTACCTCTTTTTTTTGATTGAACTATGGGTGGGATTATATTTGAAGGTAAGATTGAATCAGTCACGGACTTGATTTTAGAAGTATTTAAGTGAATGATAACTTAAAAGTGTTGAAATAGGCTATAAAGGAGGGGTATGAGTTGTATTTTTTGTTAAATTAATGGTTGTGAGTGAAAAAAAGAAGAATGAGATAAGTTTAAGGTATGCACAGGGCGAGGTTTTCAATTCAGATAAAAGATTTAGGGTGTTGGTAGCTGGAAGAAGGTTTGGAAAGAGTTATCTTTCATGTATTGAACTGCTACGAGGTGCCATTAATCGACCAGGGGAGGTTTATTTTTATTGTGCTCCTACATATAGGATGGCGAAGGATATTGCATGGAAAGAGTTGAAGAGGTTAGTGCCGAAGGTATGGGTAAAGGCAAAGAATGAGACTGATTTAAGGTTGGAATTAATAAATGGATCGACTATTGAGTTGAAGGGTACTGAAAACGCTATGGCATTAAGAGGTAGAAGTTTAGCTGGAGTTGTATTGGACGAAGCAGCATTTATGGATAGAGATGTTTGGGCTGAAGTTATAAGACCTGCTTTGGCTGATAAACAGGGTTGGGCTTTGTTTATTAGTACACCAGATGGAACAGCGAGTTGGTTTTATGATATGTGGTGTTTCTGTGGTGAACAGGAATGGGATGACTGGCAAAGATGGAGTTTTACTACGATTGAGGGAGGTAATGTAGCGAAAGAGGAGGTTGAGGCAGCTAGGTCACAATTAGATGCGAGGACATTCAGACAGGAATTTGAGGCTAGTTTTGAAAATTTAACTGGATTGGTGGCTGTTAGTTTTGCTGATGACAATATTGACAAAAAAGTGGCAGATTTACACATGCTTCCCTTGTTAATTGGGTTAGATTTTAACGTAGATCCGATGGCTGGAATCTGTGCGGTAAAACATAATGACACTTTGTATGTGTTTGATGAAATTATGCTTACAGGAGGTGCTACTACATGGGATTTTGCAGAGGAGGTTACGAGAAGATATGGAGTTGATCGTAGAATTATTGCTTGTCCAGACCCTACTGGAAGTGCAAGAAAAACAAGTGGAGTTGGTGTAACGGATCATACGATACTAAGACGTAGTGGATTTACGGTTATGA